TCATCGCAAATATATTTGCGTTGTGCATCATAAATTTTGCGCAAACTATGGCACCATCTCCAATTGTTGTGTTCACATGCATCGATCATTGTTGCCACATGATCGGCTTCAAACCAATTGTCCTGGTCTAACGCCAACCAATAGTCTTGATCCATCAATGGCGCTGATAAAAAGTAAATTCTATGTCCATACCAACCATTAGCACCGGTGTTCCAAGGCAATGACATTCGCTTGACAGTGGGAAATTTATCTAATATTGCATGGGCAGCTGTTTCAAACTGTGGTCCATCTATGATTACCAAGCAGGTGGTATTGACATGTGTTTGATTGACCACACTGTTTACGGCATCTACAAGAGTATTTGCTCCTGTAGTTGGAATTACTACCAATGCTGATTTAGTTGACATTTTATATCCTCGATTCAAGCTGCTTGTTTTTCATGTTTATCAATAAAAATGCGCTTGCCAACTTTGATCAGTGAAAGATTTTTTGTCACAAGTTGGTTGCGGTTATTCATATCTGCGTCAATCAACCCTTGCGCAAAATGTTCCACCTGGCCAACACTGAAGGTATATACACCTTCTTGACCTAACATTCGCAAGATCATGTTTTTCACCCGCAAATAACCGAGATCTCTAACCTTACACCAATCCAATGATCCGTCTTGATTGGTCACAGTTGTCAAATCATTGTCTGCCAACATGTTGTTTAATTGCCATGCTTCTTCAAGATGGCCAATGCTGCGAACTACGTTGACATCTGCTACGCCAAATCTATCTAGAATGGCCGGCCATACACGATTGCGAATGTAATTGCGATCGTAACTGAGATCAAGGTTGCTGGGATCGTCGATTCCTGTAATAGCGTGGTTTTCAGCATAAATTTCAATTTGTGGTCGTGTTACATTCAACAATGGTCTAATTACAGTAACTTGCTCATCATACCAACAAGCGCTGCTGACTGACATAGATTTCAAACCTCTCAGACCGCTGCCACGAAACAATTTCAGTAAAAAACTTTCGCATTGATCATTGGCGTGATGTGCCAAAAGGATGCTGTCGCAACCGCTGTTGCAAAATGCTTGATATCTAGCTTTTCTTGCAGCATATTCGAGATTGTTGCCCAACCCATCAAGACTGATTTTGGCAACACTAACAGGGATGTCTAACTCATTGCATCTAGCTTGCACAATATCAGCCCACTGACCACTATTAGAATCAATGCCATGGTCAACATGCATGGCAGATAGGCTGCAAGGCAATTTATCTCTGTGTTTGGCCAACCACGACAACAACGTCATGCTGTCTATGCCGCCACTGACGCCAATCAATGCTTGTTTGGTGTTGGCCAGTAATTTTACAACGTCTTTTATGTTGAGCAGATCCATGCTGTCCTCCTACTTGTACAGTAATACAGACAGGTAAAATTGTCAACTTGACGCAGATTGTCTGCGTAAACGCGCTGAATTTTTCTGCTTGTCAACAAATCTTTTGAGTAATTCTGCTGACTTGTCATGATTGAGCATTTGAGCTATACCCCAATGTAATGGCTCAGGCATGTTGTCTAAATTACACCAAGTATATTCCGAACTTTCATAGTTGAGTTTTGGTTCAAATTCCTTGCCTACTGTTGCAGCGTACGTATAAAACTTAAATCGTGGGGCATGAACTTCATTTGTATAGATCAATTCTAGTAGACGATCTTCAAGATCAAAATCAACTTCTTCTAAAACTTCTCTGCGTGCTGCTTGTTCAGGTGATTCGCCAGGATCTATCCTACCACCGGGTAAATTCCAAGTATTTGGAACTGGTACATATTCACTGCGTTTGATCAAGAGAAATTTATCAGTGTCTAGGCAAAAAATCAAACATCCGGCTCCTTGCTTTTTAGGCATGTGTAAATCGTTTACTTTCATAGCGATATTTACCGGTCAATGTTTGGTAATTTTTTTAATGCCATTACCTCTTGACGGTATATGGCTCGCATTTTATCAGGACTGGATAGAATATCTTGATATTCAGCAATGGTTTTGGTGAGTTGTGCTATATTGTTCAATACCTCGTTATAGGCATCTTTGGCCCAGCGATAACTTGGCAATGATGCAATACGATCTCGTTGATGTTCGTCTAGTGTAAGTTTTGCAGTTATATCTGAAATTTTTTCGACAATTTCAGCACGATTTTGTGCCTTGGATAAAAATGCAGGCAAGTCCTTGTCGTAACACAACTTCAATGCTGAATTCCAGTTGAGTTGATAGGTAGCGTCAGCAACAAGTTTGTTGTACCGCACAGTATAAAATCCAAGACGCCATTCGACAAAATCACGAATTAGTTTGTCTGTGCTTTCATACTGTTTGATATTGTTGCCATCCCAATCTAGCACCACAATGCGTTCAGTGGTCTTGCTGCGTAACTTGAGAAATTCAATGGCTTTGGCTTCTGTCCATCCTGTAATGCTGCCACGCTTGAATCGAATTTCGATTTGAATGTCCTTGGTACTGCGATCAACATAGGTTTGTATCTGTTCGTCGTCTTCCATTTTATTGAGACGTGCTTTGAATTTTTCCAATGACAAATCTGGAGGTAGTTCACGAACTATAATTGAGCTGCCATCTATGGTGACTTTGCCTGTGAATTCATAAGCATTGTCTCCTAGACTGCGTACATTGCAACTGAGATATTCGTAAGTTGGCAATAGTTCGGGCAGTTTTTTCTTGTTGTCAATGGCTGCTAGAGTAGATTCAATCAGTGCCGATAGACTGCGTGGTAATATTTCTGTACTCCATCCTACTGCGATACCACTAACACCATTCAGTAAAACAAGCGGAATCAAGGGCAGGAAATGTTTTGGCTCCAACACTGATCCGTCGTAATTCTCTTTCAAGGGAATAATGTCATAATCTTGATAAATCAATGATTCTGTGTAGGCATTCTTTTTTACGTATGTATAACGAGGAGCTCCCCAATCGCTTGGACCAACTCGTGTGCCAAATGCACCAATGCCGCTCAACAAAGGTACATTATTGCAATATGGAGCTGCCATGAGAGAAATGGTATCACAAGCAGAAGCGTCAGAATGCAGGTATATATTCTCGCTTATCAATTGACCTGCTAGAGAAATAGTCTTTAACTTGTCTGCATGTTTTTTCATTACAAACAGAGTTTTACGCTGAGCATCTTTTAATCCGTCACTGACAAACGGAATGCCGCGACTTTGACAAACATAGATTGAATATTCTCTGCTGGTGTTTTTGATAAAACTGGTTGTGTCTACACTAGCCATATAAGGTTTCCTCTGGGTTGGTATCATTGCATAGAATAAAATGTGTATAAGCTTCTTGAGTTTGGAATTTGGCATAGTAAATTATGTAACAGTCACCGCGTTCAACACTACGAAAATTTTGTCTAGACAATTCTACTTGATCTGGATAGTGTTCAGCGCACCATTTAATTGCAGATTGGCAGTGGCGTCTGAACCAATTATCAATATAGACCGAAGATAGTTGAAGATGAGGCGAATATTTTATACTGCATATCTTAACCAGCTTATCCATTGAGTGCCACCCAAATCTTTCTATCATCAGCCCTGGCCGCATTGAAAATAAGGTCCAGCGCTTCTGACAAATTACCGTCATCTACCAATGGAACCAATTTTGGATTGACAAGACTGTGAATCCAATCAATTTCTTCAAGACTTCCCAAACCTTTGGCACGAGTTGGTTTTGGAGCACCTCGCCAGTCGTCTGCATTGTAATTTTGATAATCATCTGCATACCAGTAGTAGCGCTTTTTGCCTTTTTCTTGGATGATAAACGGCGTTTGAAACACATAAAAAACAGGTGGTAATTTTGGATCAAACAGCTCTGGCCAGTGCAGATAGAAAAAATTTACCAACAACGCTGTGATATTGGCCCCATCTGGATCTTGGTCAGCTGCAAGATATATCTTACCATACCGCAGGTCCTTTCGATCACACTTTTGTCCTAGTCCAACACCTACAGCTGTCATAATATCAGCAATGATTTGATTTTCGATAATTGTTTTGGGAAGTTCTCCCCGTACATTGAGAATCTTTCCGCGCAGCGGCAATGCTCCGTGAATTTCAGGATTGCGTACAGCTGCCACCATGCTAACAGCACTGTCCCCTTCACAGATTAAAAGTATGCATTTTGAACGATCTTTGCCGTTGGCATCAAGTAATTTGGGAACCTTGTTGCGCATCAATTTGCGATTGGCCTTGGCAATATCTGCATCGTCTCGCTTTTGTGTACGTGCTGCACAACGAGTATAGATAGAATCTAGCCACGTTTTATTATTGCGTATGATTGTCTTAAATGTTGTTTCGTTTTCCAAGCTGGCTTTGATATAACGATCGACTTCATCGTTGATCAATCTTGTTTTGCTTTGGCTGTCGAAGTTTGGTGCGTGCATGGTAGTGGTATTGTAAATCAATAAACCTTCGGCAATGTCACTGCGATTAGGCGATAAACCTCGTCGTTTGCTTTCACGTTCCATGGCTTTCAACATACCGCTGAAAAACAAACGCTTAAATGTATCAATGTGTTGCCCGCCATTGAACGCAGGAATATCATTTACAGTACTGTGTAGATATTCTCCTTCTGCTGCAAAATTGGGCAAAAGATAATATGTACTGACAAACTTGTCTTCGTTTATGGCAATAATCACAGGTTCAAGTCCAGGAAACAGTGTTTTTTCAATGCTTTTACCTACAGAAACTTTCTCATCATTGAATGTAAAGTGTATTTTAGGATGATTGGCAGCTACTTCAAAAATTCGTGCTTTTACAAATTCTAGCGGAATTTTAGCCTTGGGAAATACAGTTGGACTCAAAGTGAACTTGGTTTCAGTGCCGGTCTTCAAAGAACTTGAAAATATTTTTGGGTCTCTTATGTCGAGGTCTGGCATGAGTTCCGTGCCTTCTCGAAATGTTTGCTGAAAGCGTTTGCCATCACGTCGTATGTCAATGGAAAATTCCTTTGAACAACTTACAACGCATGATGCTCCGATACCGTTGGTTCCTCTAACCTCTTCTCGATTGCCAAAGTTTCTGCCAGCTCGAGACTGTGTCAATGCAATAGTGGCCTTGTGCATTTTTTCATTTTCATCCCAGTCAATGGGAATGCCACGACCGTCATCGGACACAGAAAACGACAAGGTTTTTGGATCATAAGTTACATCTATTTTGGTGCCATGACTATGACCTATCACTTCGTCGAGGCTGTTGTCAAATATTTCTCTAAATGCACAATAAGCAGCTGGTGTCCAGGATACTTCTTGGGCTGTTAATTTTTTTCCATTCCAGTTAATAACGGTTTGAGTGTGCAGATTTCTGCTGCCTAAGTACATTTCTGTACGCAAGCGATGATGAGCATAATCCGTTAATTTAACAATTTCGTCACTGGGCTTCTTCGACATCTCAAATCCTAGATTGATATTATAACATAGCATACACAACTGAGTGGCAATGTCAATTTGATAAAAAATGGAGGATGTTGCCACCCTCCATTTTACCCAATTACCGTTGTTGACGTGTGTTTTTTATGCGTTTTATTTTTAAATACCAAAAGTTCTAAGGCGCGCACGCCTTGACTTTGGTTTACATATTCAATAGTTTGTTCGCGACAGTTATTTATTTTTTAGTGTTTGCGTTTGTGTCTTTTGATGTTGTTTGAACGTTTTAAAAGTGGGTCCGTTTGGTTTCTAGGTGGAACCCATGCATATTTATTAAAATTTACGGCTTACAAAACTATTGAGTTCTGCAGCAAGTTTCATAATTTTTTCATCAGTGGGTGCATCCGGTAATTCTGGATACTGCAACGGTCCACCAGAACCGGGAACACGTTCGCTATAGCGAACATTTTCTTCAAATTGCTTTTCTTGTACTTGACGTTTGGCAAACCACTCCTCCATGAGAAGTTCTTTGGCCATTACAAGTAAATCAAAGCGTAGTTGATATGC